AAATGGTCCTAAAGGAGATGAAGCTTCAGTATCACTAGGAAAATTTCTTAATAAAATTGTTACTTGAGCATTACCTTGAATAGTTTTAAAATCAGGAACAAACCTTCTCATACTCATAAATACTTGAGCATTTCCCTCTACGTTTAAACTAAAATCTCCAGATTCTATAAAAGCTGGGATAGCAGTTTTATTACCAGCTGTATCGACTTGGTCAACGCCAACTTCATGTGCATAATATTTTGTTGATCCATTTATATTAGTTACACCTTGAACCGTGGGAAAAGTTCCAACACCCGTTGAAGTAAATTCTGTTGCGTAAGGGTTATCATAAAGATTAGCGTCTGCCCATGTTGTTCTAGATAATGATCCAGTGACCCAAGTGCCATCTTGATAATTAAAACAAACATATCTGTCATTAAAATCAGAACCACTTTTTGGATAATACCAACATATTTCTTCATACAAGTGATTTAAACCTGCATAAACCGATTCTCCATTAGAGTAATTAATTCCTAAATTATTTCCGTTTTTTGTTGTAAAAACAAAATCCTCAACCGCACATGGTAGTGATTTAACTGTACCATCAAATACAAAAAACCCTCCTGATTCACCCATCCAATAAACTGCACCATTAACATATTTCATAGCGTGTTGACCAATACACCCGCAGTTAGATCCAACTTGTCTTATGGAGAAGGTAAACGGAGGACCAACAAATTGCATCACATAAGCAGCATTGTCAGTTAAAATAAAAGTATAATCTTTACCTTTAATAGCTCCAACAATTTTTGTTCCTGAATCTAGTCTAAAGGTTCCAGCTGTATTTATTGAAGTTGGTGTATAATCACTAATATCTTCTTGATCAGAAAATCTTATAAACATTTTGTCTTGTGTCGCTTGATCTCCAATTGTTGTTTCCGTTCCAAGCATAACTAAATGTCTATCTCTGTCTGAAACTAGAGACATTACTGATTTAGTTGGTGCATTTGAAATAATTGTAGCTCTAGTATTTAAAGCATTTGAATTTGAGTTAATTGGATTCCATGAAAAAGACTTTCCATTTTTTATTGTTGCTATTAACTGTTCTCCAAAATTATCCAATGACCATGATGCTGGATCTGTTGTTAATGTTTGAGATAATGATTCTATACCCCATCCCGTAAAAACCTCAACTCCAGCTCCGCTAGAATGAGCCGATCTTGTACCAGCTGCAGCTCTTGTAATTCCAGTTAGATCATTAGACGATATGCCCGTGTATGAAATAAATTCTGCTCCAACTTTTATTGTTCCTGTACTTGGAAAGTTTGAAGTAGATGCAAGTGTAATTGAAGTACCTGAT